CAACCTATATGACCGACACAGACGCCATAGAAAAAATGCTTGACACTCTAACAAACTATGCAGCAGGTATGTCTGGGGGCGGTGAAATAGATTATCAAGAATTTGTAAATTATGCCACAAATCTCGGTAAAATTACAACAGGAGCTTATGACGCTATGACTAAAAAAGGCTTTGAGTTTACAGAAGCTCAAAAGGCTATTATAAAAGGCACAGCAACACATAGCCAGTATGTGGAAGCTTTGGGAGCTGATTATGCGAAGATGTCATCTGATATGCAGTCGGCTACAATCATAGCGGATATTATCAATGAATCTTGGGCTGGTCTATATAAAACTATGTCCAATACTCCTGAAAACAAAATAATAAGATTTAAAAATGCTGTTGGAGATTTTAAAAAGAGCTTTGCAAGTGAGGTTTATCCAATAGTTCTGCAAGTTATGGCAGTCTTAACTAATATAATAGCTACCATTTCTAACAATCTTGACTGGCTTTTACCACTTACAACCGGTTTAGCAACTATTATTGGATTGATGTTGCTTTTTACCCACACAGCACAGCTTGCAGCACTTGCTACAAAAGTTTGGACAGGCGTTCAAGCCGCTTTTAATGCTATTGCTGCGATGAACCCCATAGCTTGGATAGTAATTTCAATAGTTGCTTTAATTACTGCGATTTACCTTGTTGTAAACGCTATAAACAATGCTACAGGGCAGACAATAAGTGCTTTGGGAGTTATTACAGGTGCTTTTGCAACTGTTGGCGCTTTTATTTATAACATAGCAGTAGGCGTAATAAATGGTATTTTGCAACTGGTTTATGATTGTGTTACGCCGATAATTGGAGTTTTTGAATGGATATTAAATGCTTTAAATGGTGGCTTTAATTCCTTTGGCGGTGCAGTAGCAAACCTTATAGGTCAAATCATATCTTGGTTTTTAGACCTTTTAAAAGTGGTATCAAAAGTCATTGATACAATTTTCGATACAAATTGGAGTGCTGGACTTAATAATTTGCAAGAAAAGGTACTTTCTTGGGGAAAAAATGAAGAGGCTATAACCATTGAAAGAAATCTCCCTGCGGCAATCCAAAGAATAGAATATGGAAACGCTTATCAAAAAGGTTATGATTGGGGAGCGAACATAGGAAATGACGCAAACATAGCTATGGATAATATGTTGTCTTCTATAAATGCCTCAACCAAAGAAATAGAAAAGTCAGCGGGAAGCGCTGCTGAATCTTTAAGTATATCAAATGAAGAATTAAAATATTTAAGAGATATAGCAGAACAAGAAACCATTAACAGGTTCACAACAGCTGAAGTTAAAGTAGACCTTGGAGGAGTTACAAATAATGTAAATAGCAATCTTGACCTCGATGGCATAGTAGATTATCTAACAAGTGGAGTGCAAGAAGCTATGTTTAGAGTGGCGGAAGGAGTGCATTAAAATGTATCAATTTTTTATTGACGGGGTGCTTCTTCCTGTTGCTCCCGAAAAGCTTACAACCAAAATTAAAAATGCAAACAAAACATTAACCTTGATAAACGAAGGTGAAATCAATTTTTTAAAAACACCTGGACTTACAGAAATTGACTTTAACATAATTATACCATCCATTGAATATTCATTTGCATATTATGCAAACGGATTTTTAAAACCTAAATATTTTCTGGAATACTTTGAAAAACTTAAAACTTCAAAAAAGCCTTTTAATTTTGTGGTTTTAAGGCGACTTCCAAATGGAAACTTGCTTTTTGATACAGATATAAAAGTATCTTTGGAAAGCTATTCCATAGAAGAAGGAGCAAAAGAAGGCTTTGATTGTAATGTTTCAATAAAACTTAAACAATATAGAGATTTTAAAACCAATACTCTAAATGTAATTTCAGAAAACAAAATAGCTATTGAGACACAAAGGGAACAGGAAAACTCACCAGCACCAAAGCAGGAAACCACTTACACAATAAAATCTGGCGATTGCCTATGGAATATTGCGAAAAAAATTTATGGAAACGGCTCTAAATATACAAAAATTTATGAAGCCAACAAAGATAAAATCACAAATCCGAACTTAATCACTGTTGGTCAAGTGCTTGTAATTCCTTCGGCATAAGAGGGTGATATTATGATTGAACTTTTAATTGATCACAATAAACAGCTTTTTCAGCCCATAGTAGAAGAAGGGATAACTTGGACTACGGAAAGACAAGGAAGCCCTTCCATTCTAAAATTTACAGTGGTAAAGGACGGAATAATCAATTTCAGCGAAGGTGATGCCGTCAGAATGAAAGTGGATGATATGCCTGTTTTTTATGGCTTTATTTTCCAAAAGCAAAGAAGTAAAAATGAAACTATTCAAGTTACAGCCTACGACCAACTGCGGTATTTTAAAAATAAAGATACCTATGTTTACGAAAACAAAACAGCGTCTCAGGTTATAAGAATGATTGCTAATGATTTTAATTTGAATGTAGGCAGCATAGAAGAAACAAGCTTTATTATTCCATCGAGGATTGAAGATAACTCTTCACTTTTTGACATTGTGCAAAATGCGTTAGATTTAGAACTTCAAAATAAAAAAGAAATGTACTGTCTTTATGATGATTTTGGCAAATTAACGCTAAAAAATATAGCGAATATGAAATTAAATCTTTTGATTGACGAAAGTTCTGCGGAAGATTTTTCCTACTCATCAAGCATTGATAATAATACCTACAATCAAATTAAACTTGCTTATGACAACGAAAGCAGTGGAAAAAGAGAAACCTATGTTGTAAAGGATAGCTCCAAAATAAACTCTTGGGGAATTTTGCAGTATTATGAAAAGCTCCAAAAAGGTGAAAACGGGCAAGCAAAAGCAGAGGCTTTGTTAAATCTCTACAACAAAAAAACAAGAAGCCTAAAAGTAAATAACTGCCTTGGTGATACTTCTTGCAGGGCTGGAAGTATGATAATCGTAAAGCTTAATTTAGGAGACATAACCACTTCTAACTATATGCTCGTGGAAAAAGCAACTCACAATTTCAATAACGACCAACATTTAATGTCCTTAATTTTAAGAGGAGGTGAATTCGTTGTATAGCTCTGATGACCTTGTAAAACTTTTAAAACAATCAGCAATAGAAGCAGTAAATGCAGGAAAGCCTGTAAACATTGTTTTTGGAAAAGTAATATCCTCCTCGCCTCTTAAAATTCAGATAGACCAAAAAATGATTTTATCGCAAATGCAACTGGTGCTTTCGAGGAATGTAACAGACTATACTGTGAATATGGTAGTAAACCACGAAACAGAAAATCATACTCATACGCATACTATAAGCGGTGGAGGCTCTGCTTCATCAGAAACTCATAAGCACGAATACAAAGGTGAAAAAGCCTTCATTGTAAAAAATGCCTTAAAATTAAATGATGAAGTTATTTTAATACAAATTCCCGGAGGCCAGAAGTACATTGTCATAGACAGGATTGGAGGGTGATAACTTGATACCCAGTGCAAATTCAATTCTAACAACAGAGCTTGAAGTCATAACACAGCCTTCAAAGCAACACAAAATGGACTTTTCAACAAACAGAATTAAAGGCACCTGCGATGACTTGGAAGCTGTAAAACAAACAATCTTTAAAATTCTAAATACAGAACGATACGAATATCTGATATATTCGTGGAACATAGGAATTGAAACCTACGATTTATACGGAAAAACACCCATTCTCGTATGTCCTGAACTTGAAAAAAGAATAACAGAAGCCTTAACACAAGACGATAGAATAAACGGAGTTGATAGCTTTGAATTTGACATCACAAGTAAAAAAGGTGTTATTTCTGCAATATGGCCTCAACAAATTATGCCTCGATTTAAGAATGGCAGAGGAGAATATGAGTATGTTGATGTAATCTTTAACTCATCTACTATGATTAATAGAGAAAATGTTGGACAATGTTTTGAGTTATCTATAACTCATATTGGATCTGCTATAGTAGATAAGATAATTACTGATAAATTATCAGTGGATGAAGCTTATATAATGATTCACGATTATATTGAATTATTATCCAAAGAGCAAGCAGATTTTCTAGAAGAGAAAAAGAATTCTATGACTAGAGAAGAATTGATGTTCTTTATAGAATCTATTGTAAACTCTGGCTCTATTCATCTCAGTATGAAACCATTAACTAATCCAATGACAATAGATAGATTAGCAGCATTATATGATAGATTCCCTTGGGTAAAACAGACTAATATCGAGGTTGCTATCACAGATTCAAATGGAC